GAATATAACCAGCAATTAGAAAGAATAACAAAAATAATAGGCAAAAAACCAGATGTATTTGAACAAGGAATAAATGCTTTGCTTTATATAATCGAAAACAAAGTCAATCCTGATGTAATGCCTGATACTTGCTGCGGAAAATATGAAGAAGATGTTATCGGATTTGATGTGATAGACAGGCATAATAAGAAATGCTTTAATGACACATTAAAAAATATTAAAAAAAGTATAAAAGAAGACAAATCAATACATATTTGTAATGTATGTACTAAATCGGCTAATTGTACTAAAATAGATTCTGAAAAAGTTACCTGTAACACATTCCAATTAAAATCACCATATTTGAAAGAGACAGGAGAAGAACAATCCTTGAAATCGGCGGAAGAAATACTTGAAAAGTATAAAACACATTTTAGAATTATTTCTAATTGGCAAATAACCCTTAATGCACACCCAAAAGGCAAATACGTTAATAGAGTTAATTGGAATAACAAAACTAAGATTGCTAATATATTTCCACTGACTATGGATATGGATTATGAACGGTATATATATCATGAAATATTACATATATGTCAGGCTGAATTAAACATAGGCAGCATAAAAGAAAAGAAAGAAAAAGAAGAATTGTTTGTTGTTGATCTATGTAGGTTGTATGATCAATATCATTATTCACTTGCTTCTCAACCCATAAAGGATATAACAGACCTGCCTTATCCAAACCATATTTCTAAACATCAGACAGATATTAACATAGGATGGATACGAGCAATGAAATACATGAAAAATCAGCCTGTAAAGGATATAACAGACGAAGAAATGCGGGAGTATGTGATAACTGAATTAAAAAGTCATGTTGTTCATACAAACCCATTAACTCCATCTGAAATAAATGTTTTAAATATTTGTTGCAATTACATTAAGAATCATGGAAAGATCTGATCTAATTCAACACGAGGGATAATTCGGGATCCTTAAAACAATAAATGACAAGTTCAAAAAAGAACTACCAGGTTGGATAAAAGAGGTCGATTCGTTCGGCAATGTCTGGTTTGTCGACACCGATAACCATGATTTTATTTTCAAGAGTGATCGAATAAAGAGTTTTGAGACGGAGGAGTTTAAGGGAAATATCAATTAGATTTTGTTTGCATTGAAATATTTATTAAATTTGATACTATGAAAGCAAATGAATTAAAAATCGGAAATTATGTATTTACTGGTAACCCAGATCATATGATTCGATTTGCCTCATTTTTTGGATTATGTAATATCGAAACCCATACAGATAGTTTTAAACCCATTCCTTTAACCAAAGATCTTATTTTGAAATTTCATTCAAATGATGAGATAGAAACAAGTGTAAGATTTCCGAATGAAATAACCATTTACGATAGGTTCTTATTTATTTGGAAGGAAGAGTGTGAATTCTGGTATGTAGTGACTGCTGATCATAAAGAATATCTAACTAAGATTGAGTTTGTTCACGAGTATCAGAATTTTATATTTGCTTTAACCGGTCAAGAACTCGAATTAAAATAGATTTGCATATCATATTTAAGTTGTTTAATTTTGTATGGGGTTCATTGAAATAAAGACATTGTAATGCATGGTGAATGCGTAGGTGGTGGGCGAAAGTGAAACTGCTGATCAAAACCTAAACATTACAAAATCAGTTTCTAATCCCTTATCTTCTGAAAAAAGAATAGGGAGGCTTGCGAAGTAGGATTAATCCGAACAACGAGGCGTCTAATTAAACCCACGCCTACAACCCACAAAGGGAGAGATCGTAGGGGGAAGAAAATATAAAGCCGCCGGGGCAAAATGCGTAGACCTAAAGAGTCGAAGGCCTTGAAAAATATGGTCGGGATTGACGAAGTTCAATAATCCGGTATTTAAGAGGAAATCCGGAATGAAGATGATGAATGGTGCCCCTGATTACCAGAGAGCGAAAAATCAGGGGCTTTTTTTAAACGAAATTATGTCACAAGTAAAAGAAAAGATATGGGACTTTTTGATGTTTTAGGATCAGTTGCTAAAATTGCTGTTAAAACGGCAATTACTCCAATAGCCATAACTTCTGATATTATAGAAACGGCGAGGGGTAATGATGGAAATTCAACTAAAAAGTTAGCCGAATCAATTACGGACGACATTGAGGAAATATCAAATGATTAATCAAAAAGAAAAGATATTCTATGATTCCCCGCCTGAGAAAAAATGGTGTTTCACAGGAGAGGCATTGTTTATTAAGAATACGGAGCATAGGAAAATCCTAAATGTAAGGCCTTCAGCTTGGTTACAACCTTTTTTTAAATGGGACAGTAATGATATTTCTTATATAAAAACAGAATCTAAAAGAATATATTTGCTTATGTACCATAACTTTAAGATACTCAGTAATTAATGGCAACAACTATTTACATATTATTAGCAATTATAATTGTTCTGGCAATTGTCGCATTGCCGAGTAAAAAACATGACAAAAATAATTCAAAACCTTAATAAATAATTTAAATATTTTGTATATTTGTTTATTACTGCGAGAATAAAAAATATTGGTTGTTTAACCTTGAAGCCCTTTTCTCGTATCTCGCAGTACTTGAAGAGGGCTTTTAAATTTATGTGATATGAAAATATTAACAGCAGAAGAAAAAAGAATTAGACATAATCAGAGCCAGAAAAAACATTATTATTTTAAGAAATCAGGGAATATTAGAAAATTACTTACCCCAATAGAAAAACGCTTGCATCACAATAGAAATCAGAAAAAACATGTCTATCCAAAAATATATGGGATTACTATCTATGAATATGATTCTTTATTTATTACTCAACAAAAAAGATGTGCAATATGTGGGACACACCAAAATCAATTGATCAGACCATTAGGCGTTGATCATGATCATAAAACGGGAAAAGTAAGAGGACTTTTGTGCTCAAATTGTAATTTGATATTAGGTTATTCAAAAGATAATATTCAGATTCTTAAAAATACGATAAAATATTTAAAAAAGAACTTTTAATAAAATTGTTTATTTTTAATTGTTAAAAAAAGTTAAAATTTCAAAAACATGATAAATGTCATAGTTTAGTTGTAGTTTTATATCGACCTTTACTTCGTCAATAAGACAAACTAAAACTGCTAAGAAAATGAAAACACAAATTAAAGTAAAGGCTGAAAAGATTTTCAGAAATCAAGATGCAATTAACTATTACAATCAATTATCTATTAATTCTCATGTTTCAGAATTTGGGGTAGATTCAAACGGCAAAATATATATTGCCTGGTTAAACGGTAATGTTGACAGATATACACGAAGAGAGTTTTTGAAACTTTCTAAAGATAACAAATAATTTATCTTAGCAGGTCGGGGCGGCGATGACATCAAAGCCCTTTGCTAATTTGTTTTTGTCACAACAATAATATAACTTTGTTGTGATTTATTATTTTAAATATGAAGTTATCTGAAATTCATATCAACCCAGCCAATCCTCGCATTATCAAAGACGACAGGATTAAAAAACTTGTAAAATCAATTAGCGAATTTCCAAAGATGATGGAATTACGGCCTATTATCGTTGATTCAGAAGGTATGATATTGGGCGGTAATATGCGATTTAAAGCACTTAAAGAATTAAATTATAAAGACGTTCCTAATTCATGGGTTAAGCGTGCAGACGAATTAACAGACGAAGAGAAACAAAGATTTATCATTGAGGATAATATTGGTTTTGGAGAATGGGATTTTGATTTACTCACAAATGAATGGGACAAAGACCAATTGATTGAGTGGGGAATGGAATTTCCGGATTTTGCTATCAGTAAACCCGAAGCAGCAGAAGATGACTATGAGATGCCCGATGAGATAAAGACGGACATTGTTTTGGGTGATCTGTTTGAGATAGGGGATCATCGGTTGTTGTGTGGGGATTCAACGGACAGTGATCAGATTGCAAAACTAATGGACGGCGAAAAAGTTGATATCACTATACAAAGCCCCCCTTATAATGTTGGGAAAACCCCAAATGGTAACAAACAAAAATACACAAGTAATTCTGATAATAAAAGCAATAATGAATATTTGAGGACACTGGAAGAAACCACAAAAAACGCTTTACTAAATAGTGTTTTTTGTTTTATTAATCTTCAGTCTGTTTCAGGGAATAAATTAACATTAATTGAATATTTATCAATTTTTAAAGATTGGTTTTGTGATTATATTATTTGGGATAAAATGAGTGCCGAACCCGCAATGGGTGAAAATATTTTAAACAGTAGATTTGAGTTTGTTTATGTTTTTGGTGAAAACGCAAAACGCCGAATAGGTGTAAAGAAATTTAGGGGTAGTTTGGATAATATTATTTTTATAAAGAGCAGACAAGACAAGGAATATTCAAAAGTTCATAAAGCTACTTATCCAGTCGCCTTTCCTGCCTATTTTATAGAAAATTATAGTATACAAAGCTGTCTTGATTTATTTATCGGAACAGGCACAACAATGGTGGCGTCTCATCAACTAAATAGGAAGTGTTATGGGATGGAGATTGATCCCAAATATTGTCAAGTAATAATAGACCGAATGAGGAAGCTTGACCCGTATATTCTTATAAAAAAGAATGGTAATTTAATTTGATAATAATTTGATAAAATGCCGTGCCCTGAAAACATAATACCGCCGAAGCCTGGAGAAGTCCGTAATCCAAACGGACGGGGAAAGGGTACTAAGAATCGTTCTACTATTCTTAAAAAGTGGCTCAAAACAAAAATAACCATAAAACACCCTGAAACAAAGGAAGATATGAAAGTTACCCTTGCCGATGCGATAGCTTTAGGTATTTTGAAAGAAGCCGTTAAGGGTAATGTGGCAGCGTTTAAAGAGATCAATGATACCCTGTACGGCAAGATTAAAGACGAAATAGAGCATTCTGGAGGTATTAATCTTCATTTCGATCACGATGACGAAAACTTATGAGTTTTGCAAAAACACAGGCGCAGAAATTAGCCGTTAAACTTCTTGGTTCGGTTGCAAAATTCATTCTATTATTTGGCGGATCTCGCTCAGGCAAATCATTTATAATCATTTATGCTATTATTTTAAGGGCTTTAAAAGAACCAGGATCACGACATTTGATAGTTAGATTCGCTTTCAGTCACGCGAAACAATCGCTTTGTCATGACACAATACCGAAGGTTTTTTCTCTTTGTTTCCCCGGGGTAAATCCTACACTAAACAAAACAGATTGGTTCTACGAGTTCAGTAATGGTTCTCAGATATGGATCGGGGGACTTGACGACAAGGATAGAACAGAAAAGGTATTAGGAAATGAATACGCTTCAATCTTTGTTAATGAGGCATCGCAGATCAGTTATGAGTCTTATAGTCTATTAATTACTCGTTTAGCTCAGAAAACAAACTTAGTCAATAGACTTTATATTGACTGCAACCCACCGGCGACAACTCATTGGGTTTACAAGATATTCATTAAAAACATTAACCCGGACACCGAAGCGCCTATTAATAAGGAGTTATATGCTTCAATGCGGATGAACCCTGATGATAACAAGGAAAATTTACCTGATGATTATATCGAATCTGTTTTAGCCACTCTTTCTAAAAGACAACAAGATAGGTTCCGGTATGGGATATTCCTTGACGACATTGAGGGTGCATTATGGACTTGGGATATGATTGAGAAGACAAGAGTACTTGAATTACCAGAACTCACTAGAGTATGTGTAGCCGTTGACCCTGCTGTATCAAAGAATGATGAATCGGACGAAACAGGAATCATTACAATAGGATTAGGAATAGACGGTCATTTTTACGTTACCGGTGACTATACCGGAAAGTACTCGCCCATACAAACGGCTCGAAGGATTAACCAAGCATTTGATGACAAACAGGCCGATATGGTTGTAGCTGAAAAGAATAACGGGGGTGACTATATCCGTGATGTTATTACGTTAGTTAACGGCAAAATGCCTTACAAGGACGTCTGGGCTGCACGTGGTAAGTTTACAAGAGCCGAACCAAAAGCATTATTGTATTCTCAGTTAAGAGTGCATCATTACGGCAATTTGTCAAAGTTAGAGGATGAAATGACAACTTGGATTTCTAATTCTGGCGCAAAGTCGCCAAACAGGGTGGACGCTCTTGTCTGGGGAATTCATTATTTACTTGACGAAAATGATGATTCTCCGCTACTTTATGGGTAATTATTAAAAATAATTTCAATTCCATAGTAGTATATGATATTATTATATATATTTGCATTATGAACTATCCTAACATCAAACAAGCAAAATTAACTCATGCCCAAATTGCACGGGCATTGGGTTATAAAAATGTAAATTCCTTTCGTTGTTCGTCAGCTCATAAGCGGATAATGAAAGGAATTGATAAGATACTGGAACTAACAAAGTCTTTATAAATTGCAATAAATTAAAACCTGAATCATGAAAAAAGTAGACAAAGAAGAAGTAGACAGAATGATTACATATAAACTTACTGAGGCCTTTGCTTTAAATAATGCCTTATTGAAAACAATTGAATTAATTAGAGAGGAGTATGGAAACAGAACCCTTGTGGATACTAAATTTCATAAAGAAAAAGAGGAACCAAGATATTTATTATTAAACAGTAACATAATTGGTTCCTCTTTCCCATTACCACTAACTAAGGAGGCGAAGGAATATATTATTGAACTCATAAATGATGCTAATATTGAAACTATAAACCTTACTAAAACAAAATGAACCGATCAACGTTTTTAAAGAGATTAGGTATAAGTATTGCAGCTATTGTGGTTGCGCCTAAGGTGATTGCTGAAATAAAACCAGAAGATGTTGCTAAATTTGAACCTGGTAATATATTTCCAAAACATGATGTTCTTGCCTGTGTTCAAGATCAATTAAAAGATGCTGGTGATTTTAAACCATCATTAACTATAACCGATCTGCCTATTGAATTTGATGAGAAAAAACACGCTATATTATACTCCAATGGAAGTCCAATTGCTGTGTTAAATAATTTTACGGCAGAAATAAATATGGGTTATCGTTATGGATTAGATGATGATGATTGGAGAGTTCCTATTCCAAATAATAAAAGAACTTCATTTAGGGGTGAAACAAAAACTAACCTGTTGAATTTTATGGAAACGGAATTATTTCTAAGGTTTGTATATTCTGATAAAGTTGTAATGCAGGGTAATGTCTATATTGATCAAATCAGGATGGATGCTCCAATTTATGAAGAGAGGTGTTTTGAATTAGAAATGAGTCTTTGTGGCACATTAGCAATAGAGAATATTTAAAGTCCCCTATCTCGGTTCGATTCCGATAACACAATTGTCAGGGCAAAGAGAGGGTTGAAATATACCCTCTTTTCTTTGTCAAAAAATCGCATACTAAAAATATTCTACAAATAATATGACTTTTATCATGTTTATTGAAATATTTAATTTAATTTTACATGCAAATATTATGCAATGGGATTTTGGGAAGGCGTAAATAAGTTATTCGGACGCTCACAACTATTTGATATTGTTATAAAAAACAACTCAAATAGTGCAATTTACCCCGATGCGAAAGCCCCTTACTTCATTGAAACGTACACCGGAAACTGTGACGTTTTTTCTGTTATAAGCAAAATAGTTGATCCATCCAGTCGCATCCCGGTAACGCAAATCAATAAAAAGACACTCAAAGAGCAACCCGGCAGGGCCATCGAATTATTGAATAATCCTAATCCTTTCCAGTCGCAAACGGAATTTGTCGAACAGGCATTAACTATTTTTGAGATATTTGGCGAGAGTTTTATCGCTGCCGAAAAGCCTGAGTTTGGTCTTAACGCCAATAAGCCGGTACGTTTAGATTGCCTACCTCCGCAATGGACAGAATTACAGATAGGATCATTTTTTGAACCTGTTAAGGGATATCGACTAATGTTAGGACAACAGGAGGTAAATTATTCTTATTCTGATGTGATGCACTGGCGTAAGTTAAATCCTAATTTCCAGTTGTCCGGCGAACATCTCAGGGGTATGTCTCCACTCAAGCCGCTTTTAAGAGCCGTTGCCGCATCTTCTTCCGGTTATGACTCAATGGTGTCAATGTTTCAGAACATGGGAGCTTACGGAATGTTAACTATATTAGGGGTGAAGGATGAGGAAGGGAAGTATTCAGGACAACCTAAAACTAAAGAACAGTTATCAGAACTTGAGAGATCCTTTCGGCAGAAATTAACAGGCAATTCAAACAGGGGTAAGATATTCGCAACTAACAAATCGGCTGAATGGACAAACTTTGGACTTTCCGCTGTTGATATGAATATCCTTAACTCAATAATATTTGCCGGAGGGGCCTTATATGATGCTTATGGTGTGCCTGACATTTTAAAATCAGGATCACAAAGCAAGACGTACCTGAATTACGGCGAGGCTCAAAAGGCACTATGGAATAACACTAATATACCAACCGTTGAAGGATTTTATTCTAAACTAAGTAATTGGTTAATGCCGTTACTTGGAGAAGAAGATACTAAGTTTTTACCTGATTTTGATGATGTGCCGGCACTGCAGGCAGATAAAGGTGAAATGGTTAAATGGATGATACAGGCAGGATTCTCTCTTAATATGATTTGGGAGGCGCTGGGATATGAATCCTTAAACCTTCCAAATATGGATGTTCCGCTTGTCGGACTTGGATTACAGCGTATTGACGAACTTGGTATAGTTGATCCTGGATTAACAGAACAGGCGATGAAGGAGTTTTCAGATTATCGTAGAAAGATAGTTAAGAAATGAAGATCATCCCAAACGAATCTTTAAAGCGTTCTTTGATAAGAAAATATTTTCGTGAGACCCGGAAAGTACTCGTTAAGGTCAGACAGGAAGTGATCGCTCAGGCCGAACACTCGTCACCGGAACAGTTAAAGACTATGATCCCGTACCTTTTGAACAGACAAGTAATGTCAGATCACTTGGTAAAGATTTGGGAAGATGTTGGAAGTCGTTTTGCATTTGATACTGAAAAGAAGATCACCGTCGGAAAGCAGAAGAGCAAAGCAGATGATGAAGCGAAACTGGCAGACTGGAAAAGAAAAATGAGAACTTATGCTTCTGAACGTTCTTTGATAAAGGCACAGGCGATATTAACAACCGAACAGGAGGCGATCAACAGGGTTATTGATGCGGTTATTAAAGAGACATTGGACGAAGGACTTGGAATACTTGAGACTCGTAAACTGCTTTTACATGACTTGGAAGGCGAAGAAATGCTAACGATGGAGAAATGGCAGGCGCAACGAATAGCGATGACAGAAGTAGGAGGGGCGCAGAATACAGCCAGCTTTGAAGCGGCTCAGGAAAATAGCGAGGGGGTTAAAAAGTTTTGGATGTTTATACCCGGATTAAAAACCTACAGGGAGAATCATCAGGAGTTTGAGGCAATGGGATCGCAGGATATGGACTTTGAATATGCACCGGGATTGCAGTATCCTGGAGACGAAAATGGATCAGCAGAGGAAGTTATAAATTGTTACTGCTCAATTGGTTATTCAGTTGATAATTAAATATAATGACATGAAAGAATACATCGGTACGACATATGAGATAAAAGAATTAAGCGATAAGGGTATCGTTCAATTTTATGCCAATACGTTTGGCAACGTGGATACAGACAAGGATATTTCAATGCCGGGATCATTTCAGAAAACTATTGTCGAAAACGGTAAACGGTTGAGGCATTATAAAATGCACGACAAAAATAGAATGGTCGGGGTCGTTACCGAGGCGAAAGAAGACAATACGGGATTACTTATTACCTCTCAATTAATCATGGGTACGCAATTAGGCCGTGAAACATACGAGGAATATAAAGCTATGTTTGCGGCTC